CGTGGATAAAGCGAACGATCCGAACCGACTGCCTTGCGCGAATGAGTACTGCTCATGGTGCGTGAAGAAGAACACATGCCAACAGATGGTCGATCCGGTGGTGCGGACGCTGGCGGTGGTGGAGTACCCAAAAACAGCGACATCTCTGGCCGAGGTGCTGAATGAGGTCTTGGGCAATCCAGATCGCGCAGCACGAATTCTAAAAGATTTTCAAATTTGGGAGAAGGAGTTTCTCAAGCCTCTCAAGGATGCGGCAAAGCAACTCCTGCTCGATGGCGGGTCGCTACCCGGATGGAAGCTACAGCACCAGAGTGGTAGCGAGTTTTTCGACCGGATCGCAATTGTCTCGGCAGCGGTTGCCGGAAAGAGCGGACTCGATGACCTTGTGACTGCAATGGGCGGTGACATGGGTGGCAAGGCGTACCGCGAGTGGCATGAGAAGATGCGCTTGCCGGTGCAGGAGCAGCATGCCCAACGCAAGGCCGACATCGTAAAGCTCGTCGAGGATAAGAAAGCGAGGGCGCTGAAATGAGATCACTTTGGCCAGAAGAGGAGGAGTTGAGGGGTCGTGATGGGCAGGCGTGGGTGGAGTCGTTCTCGGTCGTCCCAGAGCATGTGCAGTCGGCGGCTAGGCGGATCGTGTGGTGGGACTTCGTCTCGCTCCACACAATGGATTTTGCCATGAAGCGTGGCTTCGGGGTCTTCAATCGCGCAGTCAAAGATTATGCCGGAAGCGCCCCAACGAACGAGGAAATCGTGGATGCTCTGGTGGCGGTAGGCTACTCGCCAGAACGTGCGCTTAAAAGAGTGGGAGGCGTAATATGACGCAACCAGAACTAGAATTCGGTCACTCCCGCCCTACGCAGGCGAACGCGATACTGGGCTACCTGCGCGGTGGTCACCGAGTGACGCCGATTGATGCGCTGAACCTCTTCGGTTGCTTCCGGCTGGCGGCTCGCGTCTGCGAGCTTCGCAAGGCGGGTTGGCCGATCACTGAGCGCAAGATTAAGACAACCACGGGCAAGCGGGTCGCGGAGTATTCGCTGGAGGTGTCATGTGGATAATGCCATCACAACTATTGAAATGTGCGCCGGATATGGCGGCATTGGACTTGGACTCAAAAACATCTTTGGCGAACGAATGCGAACCCTCGCATATTGTGAACTTGAGGGGTTCGCTCAAGCCAATCTCGTTAGTAAAATGGAAGCGGGACTCATGGATGTCGCACCTCTATGGAACGATCTTAAAACCTTCCCATACGAATCGTTTCACGGACTGGTGGACATCCTCATTGCGGGATACCCTTGCCAGCCGTTCTCTGCCGCAGGAAAACGAGCAGGAAAAGAAGACCCTCGCCACCTCTGGCCTTGGATCGCAGACGGAATTCGACTTCTTCAACCAAGAATGTGTTTTTTCGAGAACGTCGAAGGACACATCAGCCTTGGACTCCGAGAGGTCATTGGAGAGTTGGAATCAATGGGTTACAAAGTGTCGTGGGGAATATTCTCTGCGCGTGAAGTCGGCGCGCCACACCAACGCAAACGAGTGTTTATCATGGCCTACGATCAGAGCCAGCGAATACAAGGACTCTGGGCCGATTGGCTCCAAGAGTCACGACCACATGCTCGGCAAGGGCTACCTCTGCGCGGTGGTGACACAGGAGGCTTGGCAAACTCCAACGACCAACATGGACATGGTGAGGAGCGAGGATGGAGTCCAGAAGAGGATCGCATTTCGAGCGAGCATTGGCAGGAAGAGCATTCCAGACGGGAATCTTGGCGAGCAGATGCAACGCCTGCATGGCCTTCCCGCCCCGGCGAAGCCCAGCATGGATGGGAGCCGCCAAGAGTCGTGGCGAACTCCGTCATCGTCGGACGGGGAAGGGGGGGTCATGGAGATGCGGGAGGGTTGCGCGGGGAAATACAAACTGAGGGATCATGTGGCAGCAGAGGAGAAGAAGTCTTGGGCAACGCCGCAGAGCAGGGATGCCAAAGGAGCGGAGGGGCGAATGATCCGAGAGGGACAATCGACCGACCTACCGAGTCAAACGGAGGTTGCGCCTACGGGCCAATGGAACAGAGCCAACGGCAAACTGAACCCACGCTGGGTCGAGACGCTGATGGGCCTGCCGGTGGGATGGACTATGCCGAGTTGCAAGTCTCCTGTGACAATCGTACCGACGAACTCCGACTGCTGGGAAACGGAGTCGTGCCAGCAACAGCCGGACGAGCATTCAGAACTCTTTGGAAGGAACTCCAATGACTAAGCGCCCAGCATTTCAATTCTACCCCGGCGACTGGCTGCGCGACACAGGGCTGCGGTCCTGTAGCGCGGCGGCTCGCGGACTCTGGATGGATATCCTTTGCTTCATGCATGAAGGTTCACCTTATGGTTACCTCAAGGTTAACCATAAGGTTATCCTTGCACCCAACCTTGCTCGTATGTGCGGGCTAACCTTGCAGGAAACGGAAGGGTGTCTGGCAGAACTCGCCGAGGCTGGCGTTTTCGAGACCGACGAGGAGGGCGTGATCTTTTCGCGCCGGATGATTCGGGACGAAGAGCTTCGTAATAAGCGGGCTGCGTGTGGTCACCTCGGAGGCAACCCAACCTTGAAGGATAACCCGAAGGTTGGAGTTTGCTTATCCACCGAGGTTAAGCAAAAGCCAACCCCTTCTTCTTCATCTTCATCTTCATCTTCTAATACTTCTACTAAAGTAGAAGTAGGCGCTCCGAAAAAATCCTATCTTCTCGATGAGGAGTTCTGGACTGAAATGCGGAGGCACTACCCCAACATCGATGTCGAGGCCGAGTCTCGCAAGATGGATGCGTGGCTTCTCGCCCGCCCCGGACGCAAGAAGACCCGGATGTTTGTCATCGGCTGGCTCAACAAGGTCGAACCGGCATTGGCCCCAGCCAAGGTCGAGGAGGTAGAGCAATGGTGACCACATACCAACCTTGTGCGAGCGAGGAATGTTTCGAGTCGGTCCCGCTTCCCGACGAGAACGTGTCGCGCTACTTCCCAAATCTCCGGGTGCTGTGCGAGGATTGCCTCGCTCGGCATTCCGAGAAGCTCCGAGCGGAGCAGGCCGCAGCGGAGCAGGAGAGGCGGCAGGAGGCGTTCAACGCCCTCTGTCCACCACTCTACCGCCAAAGCGACCTCGGACGAATCCCAAACGCCTTCCTGCGCGAAATAGAGGCATGGCAGTATAATCCTGTCGGAATGGGTCTCGTCGGACCAGCGGGATGCGGGAAAACCAGAGCGGCGTGGGTGCTGCTCAAGCGTCTGCATTTCAGCGGACTGAGGGTCTTCGGGATAACCTCGACGTCCTTCGCCAAAGCGTGCGCCGACCAGTGGCATGACGACCACCAGTCCAAGTCGCTGGCCGAGGACATGCTCACCCGCTGCCGCCGGACGAAGGTGCTGCTCCTCGATGACCTCGGCAAGCAGAAGATGACCGAGCGCAGCGAGCTAGAACTCTTCGACCTCCTTGAACACCGATCCTCCCATGAACTGCCCATCATTTGGACGGCCAACGCCGTCAAGGGCGACCTACGCAAAATGCTCTCGTCAGACCGTGGCGAGCCGATCCTCCGGCGGTTATCGGAGTTTACGAAGGTGGTGTCATGATGGTGATGCCTTCCAACAACTCTGGCATCCAGATCGGTTATCTTGCCGGTAAGTTCCAAGGGCGCATCGGTTGGTTGCTATCTCCAGATGGGTGGCGAACTCCACCAAGCTGGATGTCCTACGCTTTAGACAATGGAGCATATGGCGCTTTCGTAAATGATCGGGAGTGGGATGCAAACGCATTTCTCAAATTGATTGAGAAATCAAAATCCGCACACAAGCCTCTATGGGTTGTTGTTCCGGATGTAGTCGCTGATCGAGAGGCAACAATTATTCGTTGGCATGAGTGGATGCCGCAATTGAGAGAATGCCTTCATGGGGTAAAGTTTGCATTTGCTGTTCAAGATGGAATGACCCCAAACGATGTTCCGGATGAAGCGGATGTGATTTTTGTGGGAGGCACAACCGAGTGGAAGTGGAAGCACCTACACACTTGGACAAACAACTTCCCACGCGTCCATGTGGGACGGGTGAATTCTGAGCGTCTCCTCTGGATTTGCCATGAAGCTGGAGTGGAATCCTGCGATGGCACGGGGTGGATGCGCGGAGGAGAGGAACGCTTGGAGGAACTCCATCGCTATTTAAAGCAATCAACCGGAGGAGATCGCCGCCCTCAACTGCAATTTTCATTATAAACTACAAAGTTTTGACTGATACCAATCTCCCCAACATAAACAACCAAACAAAATGACAACACACGAACTAGCAGAACAAACCAAATACGTCACCTCGGCAGGCAAATTCATTGCCAAGGTGAAGCAACCCGGCAACGGATGGCTCGGCAAGACGAAGACCGGCACGGATTTCATCCGTCTCCCGCTCCTCATTGACGATCCGGCGAGCGACCAGCATGGACGCGAAATCGTCTGGCAGGGATGGCTGTCGGAGAAGGCGGCAACACGGACGGCGAAGACCCTCGATGAGGCTTTTGGCCGCGAGTGGGACATCGCCTCGCTCTCCTCTGGGAAGTCCCCATTCCTCGGACAGAAGTGCCGCCTCACCATTGAGGCCGAGGAATACAACGGCGAGGCCAGGTTCAAAATCAAGTGGATCAACCCGCTGGAAGGTGCTGCGGAAACCCTCGCTCCAGACCGCATCGCCGACCTCAACGAACGCCTCAAAATCGCCCGCAATGAAGAAGAAATCTCGTTCTAAAGGAAACAGGGAAATCGTCTGCCAAGGGGCCGCAGGAACAGAATCCTGCGGCTCCGACCGCCTCGACCGGTGGTGGGCGCTCCTCGAAGGCGAGATCGACGCCGCTTCCAAACGCTTCTGGCAAGCCACGCCAGAACGCCGCAAAATCGAAGCCATGCGCCGAAATGGCCCCATGTTTTAAATATATGAATACACCACAAACAGATGACATCGCTCGGGGCAACCATGTCGTGCCCACCGAGTGGGCTCAGCAACTGGAACGCGAACGTAACGAGGCACGGCGCTTGTTGGGATACAAAATGGGAGATACGCCAGAGACGGATTTTGTAAATCAATCAAACGATTGTAATGCACTTGGATATGGTTTGATGATGTTCCACGCTCGCAAACTGGAACGCGAGCGCGACGAGGCGCGGGAGGCCTTTGTAATAGCCACTGATCAAATGGTTATCGCTCAAGGCAAGGTGCGCGAAGCAAACAAAGAGCGCGACGAGGCGCGGGAGGAAGTGAGGTTGCTCAAAGCAATCCTCGATTTGATTAAAAAGGATGCGTTCTGCCTGTCTCAACTCTCAGATTGCATCGAGGACGATACCCAATGAACTGGACACATGACCAACTCGAAAAGCTCGGATACCGACCTAACCCCGATGGAAGCTACTCTCACTCTACAACTGCCGGGATACACAACCCCAAGCCTCAACCGCCTGCTCGGCCAACACTGGACCCTCCTCCAAAAGGAAAAGAAACGCGCCCGCCTCGCACTGCTCTCATCATTACGAGGCATGCCGTGCGACTCCTCGATGCCGACAATTATGCAGGCGGTTGCAAGCCTCTCATCGACCAACTCCGCTACGCAAAGCTCATCGAAGACGACGACCCGGAAACCATCGAAATCACGTTCCGCCAAGCCAAGTGCAAAACGAAGGCCGAAGAAAAAACGACCATCCAAATAACGCGCAGCAGTGGGGATTATAAAAGGGGGAAGACGAATCTTGTCAAGACTCGTTTTGACTGATACCGAACGAACATGAAGATCAACCCCAAACAAGAAGCGTTCTGCCAAGCCTATGCGAGCGGTCTATCAATAACTCAAGCCTATATCCGCGCCGGTTACTCTGAAAACGGAGCAGGTCAAGGAGGTGAGCGATTGTTGAAAAATGTTGATATCACCAAGAGAGTGGAAGAACTCCGCTCCAAGGTGGAATCCAAGATGACCTACAAGCGAGAGACTTACCTTGAAACGCTCCGCGACCGCTTCATGGAAATGCCACCCGAATCGGCAACCTGCGCGAAGTACGGCGAGATGCTGGCGAAGGCGATGGGATGGAATGAGCCAGAGAAGCTCGACATCGTAGGCGCGTTGGAAATCAACCTCACCATCGGTGGCCAAAATTAACATCGCCATTGTGCCTCGCCCTCAGTTGGCGAGCTACCTGCACCGCACGCAACGATGGGCCGTGATGGTGCTTCATCGCCGCGCTGGCAAGTCGTTTGTTTGCATTCAAGACCTCATCGTCAAGGCGCTCCAGCATAAGCGCAGCGGGCCACCGCTCCGGTATGCCTATGTGGCTCCGACCCGCGAGCAGGCCAAGGACATCGCTTGGAAATACCTTGTGCAGTTCACCTCGCAGATACCCGGCGTGGTGGTGAACAAGGCCGATCTCGCGATCACCTTCCACAACCAAGCTACGATCCGACTCTACTCTGGCGAAGCTTTCGAGCGCATGCGCGGAATTTATTTGGATGGCGTGGTTATGGACGAAGCCGCCGACCTTGACCCAGCGGCATGGGATTCTGTCATTCGACCCACGCTCACCGACTACAATGGCTGGGCGACATGGGTCGGCACGCCGAAGGGCAGGAATCTCTTCTGGAAGCAGTGGAACAGGGCGTGCGCGGACAGCGAGTGGTTCTCGCTCATGCAACGAGCCAGCGAGTCGGGGATCATTCCTGCCGCTGAACTCGATGACATTAAAAAAGGCACGACCGAGAATGCCTACCAGCAAGAATACGAGTGCAGTTTCAATGTGGGACGTCCGGGTGCGATCTATGTGAGGTCACTCGAAAAGGCCCGCGCTGAGAAGCGGGTGACCAACGACATCCTGTGGTTCAAGGAACTGCCGGTTTACACAAGCTGGGATGTGGGTGCGCCACTCAACCAGAAGGTGTGGATTTGGCAGATGGTCGGTGACCGCATCAATTACATCGAGGCGCTCTCTGGGTCCGATGAGTGCGCTACGCCCGCAGACTGGGCAGCACGACTCAAGGACAAGCAGTATGGCTACGGAGGGCACTTCATACCGCATGACGCCGCAGCGGAGGTCGGTGGACTCTGGCAGGAGGCGCTGGGTCGCAGCGGGCTAACAGGCGTTTGCCCTGTACCGCGACAGAACAGCGTGTGGGATGGCATCAACTTAGCCAACGATGCGTTCCCTCGCATCTCGATCAATGAGGCCGGATGCGCCGAGGGACTAGAGGCGCTCGATGCCTACCACGCCAAGGAGGAACGCGATGGCGTGACCATCAAGGATGTGCCGGTGCATGACTGGTCATCGCACTACTCCGATGCGTTCAGCCTCTCTCACCAAGCGATCAAGCGCGGGATGGTGATCGACCGCAGCGCGATCCCACGGAAGGCCGAGCGAGGTGAGGCGACTAGAGTGGTGGCAGGATTCCGAGGGGGTGGATTCGGAAAGGTCCGGCGGTGAATCCCCTCTAATTTGTAACTTATCTGAGGGGATACAATGAATCGCCAAATCGAACTCCAAATCCTCGACCTCTACCGGCGCTACCCGCAGACGCGATCATTCGCCGAGGAGGTTGAACTCACCGCATGGAATGGGGTCGTCATCAACACAGAGGACTTCTTCATGCTCGCCCGCCCGGTGGACATTCACGACCCGCAGGAACGGTGGCGCGATGCCGCCTACACATACCACAGGTTGTGTCAGAACTGCTGGCTCATCACAATATATTGTGGTATCAGTCAAAATAATCCTTGCCATTTCGCCCCTTACCCCCTTCCTTTAGTCGCATGGAGTCGTCGAAATCGACCGCTCCGAATCTACGAAACCAGCAAAATCCAACCACGATGCGACTCACTGACCACACTCTCAACCCCATCCTCTCGCCAGTCCTAGCTTGGTTCGGAGGAGGATCAAAGGGACCGAGTAAAGCAGACAAAGCCGCCGCCGCCGCTGCACAAAAGAAAGCAGAGCAAGATTCTATTGACCAAAAGGCTAATTGGCAAAAACAGTATGATTTGCAGGCCGCATCTATGGAACAGCAACGTGTAGCAGCCGAGAATCAACGAGTCAGTTACGAAAAATCGCAACAAGAATTCCAAGCACAACAAGCCTCTCAAGCTGCCGCACTAGCTCAGTCACAACAAGAAGCCCAAGCAAGGTACGAGGGTCAACAAAAACAAGCCGCAGAACAAGCCGCAGCCATGAAAGCGCAACAAGAGACTCAAGCTGCCGAATTGGAAAAGAAGAGGGAGGAACAAATTGCGGCACAAAATGCCGCTCAAGCTAAACAATCCGAAGAAATGAAGGCAACCCAAGCCTCTCAAGCTGCCGCACAAGCCTCTCAAGCTGCCGCCTTAGAAAAACAAAGGCAGGAACAGATTGCCGCTCAAAATAAACAACTCGAAGAAACGAAAGCCTATCAAGAGGCGAACCGCCCCTCTCCGGGAGCACAGGTAGACGTTGATGGAACGAATCAAACGCCAACTAATATGAGAAAGAAAGGCATGCGTAAAAGCATTCTTGCCGGGGAGAGCAATCAGATGGGTGGTTATGATCCCAGCAGGCAGTCCACTCTCGGCTAGTTTTGACTGATACCAAATGAACGGCAACAACCCCGAACTCGCAGACAAGGTCATTCAGCGGCATGCTGAGTTGGTCCATCAGCGTGCGACTTGGGAATCGCTCTGGGAGGACATCGCGCGATATGTGATGCCGCGCAAAGCTTCGATGTTCACTCAGACGACATCGCCATCCACGGATGATGAGTCGCAGTTATTTGATGCGACTGCGGTGAGGGCGAACATGATCTTGGCCAATGGTCAACTCTCATGGATGACCCCGCTCGAAAGCCGGTGGTTCAGCCTAGAACCTCCAAAGTCGATGGAGTCCGAAGACGAGGTTGAGCAATGGTTCAAGCGGTGTACCGAGGTCATGCAAGCCGAGCTTTCGAGATCGAACTTCTACACTGAGATTCACGAATTGTATTTGGACAGAGGATGCTTCGGAACCGCTGCCATCTTGGTCGAAGGCGGCAAGAACAACTCACTCAATTTTACCAAGCTCGACATGGGTAGCTTCGCGATCAGCGAGGACGATGAAGGGTATGTCGATACACTCTCCCGCGAGTACGAGATCACGGCTCGGCAAGCCGCGCTCAAGTTCGGCGTGGAGAACCTCACTGAGGCGATGCGGAAGGATTTGGAGCGCCCCAACTCCAACAAGAAATTCACCTGCATCCACCTCATATCTCCTCGCGGACCCGGCGAGATTGAGGATGGCAAGCGGGATGCGGAAAACAAACCCTATGGCAGCGTCTATGTCGAGAAGGCGACCAAGCACGTCTTCCTCAAATCGGGCTTTGATGAGCAACCTTTCTTCGTCACCCGCTATTTGAAATGGAAGAACAGCGAGTGCTATGGCTACTCCCCTTCATGGACGGCGCTTCCCGAATGCAAGCAACTCAATTTTTTGGAGAAGCAACTCGATAGCTTGGCAGAGATTCACGCCTTCCCGCGCATCCTCATCCCTGCTGGGTTCGATGGCGACATCGACCTGCGTGCGGGAGGCGTGACGTATTTCGACGCCAACAACCCGCAGGCCACCCCGAAGGAGTGGGGAACAGGCGGGCGCTACGACATCGGCGTCGAGCGGGCTGAGAGCAAGCGCAAGGCCATCAACGAAGCGTTCCATGTGGACCTCTTCCAGATGTTCGCGCAACTACAGAAGCAGATGACCGCTCGCGAAGTCGCCGAGCGTGCGAGCGAAAAGCTCATCCAATTTTCCCCGACCTTTGCTCGTCTCACAACCGAGCTATTCAATCCCATGCTGCGCCGGATATTCGCGATCCTTGCCCGCGCTGGCAAGTTCCCGCCGCCACCAGAGGCTTTCCAGCAGACCGGCATGGTTCCCGATCCAGAGGTCAACTACAACAGCCGCATCGCACTTGCGATCAAGTCGCTTGAGAACGCCGCCTTCATCCGCACCAGCGAGATGCTCCTGCCATTTGCAAATTTGCGCCCGGAGATGCTGGACAACTTTGACTTTGACGAGATCACCCGTGACATGGCCCGCAATGATGGCCTGCCAGCCCGCTGGCTCATGGACGAGGAAATGGTCGCACAAACCCGCGCCCAACGAGCGCAGGCCGCACAAGCTCAAGCGCAGGCCGAGCAGATGGAACGTCAAGCCGCAGCCATCGGCAAGGTCGGTGGCATCAAGCAAGACTCGGCCATCGCTCAAATGATCCCCGGTATGGCATGATGGCCCCCGAAGACAAAGCCAGCGCCCTCAAGCGCGAGCGTGAGCGCCAGCGCCTCACCAACGCCTACCACCGCGTATTCAATACAAAGGATGGCGCACTCGTTATCGCTGACATCAAGCACCAGTTCGCGACCGACTCGCAGGTCTTCCTCCCCGGCTACGATTTCAACCCTGTTGTCGCCGCACTCCGCGATGGTCAGCGGGGCGTTCTCATCCACATCGAGACCATGCTTCGCCGCCCCGTCATCGGTGATGGCGATATCGAAACTCCCAAACGCAAAGTCATCAAAAAATGAGCAAGAAACAAGACATCCCACCACGCCCCGATATGGACCCGATGCTTGGAGACAAGACCATCGCGCTAGTCGAATGGCTTCGCGACTACGCCCCAGAGGAATTCAAAACGACCTACGCCGGGCGTGAGACCCATCTCGGTTACCACCCCGAAGAGTAGTGGTGTTTTGACTGATACCTAATTTATGGAAGACACCACCGACGACACCTCCTCCGAGCAGAGTTTGCTCGACACAGGAGCCGACACCAACGCCGAAGCGCCTAGCGCAACGGAGACACCAACCGCAACCCAAGGCTACGTCAACCCGGACGGCACATTTGCCGATGGGTGGGCGAATAACCTCCCGGAGGATTCCGCCGCCTACAAGGACACTCTCAGCAAATACAAGAGCGTTCCCGACATGGCTAAGGCGCTCGCGAATGCGAATGCGCTCATCGGAAAAAAGCTCGGTGTGCCGAATGAAAAATCCTCACCCGAAGAGGTCGCGGCATTTCGTCGTTCGCTCGGCGTTCCCGATTCCATTGAAGAGTACAAGTTCGCTCCCGATGCGCTCCCAGAGGGCATGACATGGGATGACAACAACGTCAAAAACTACGCAGAGATCGCGCACAAGCACAACATCCCGCCCTCGGCGATGAAGGCGCTAGTGACCGAGCACGCGAAGATGGAGCACTTCAAAATGCAGGGCATGCAGGCGGAGATTGAGAAGCAGCATGTCCAGTCGGTCAACACCCTCAAGAAAGAATGGGGAGGGGAGTTTGACAAGAACATCGGACTCGCCAAGCAGGCGGCCAAGCTCGCGGGCGTGAATGCGAACTCACAGGGATTCGCAGACCCCGAAGTCGTGCGTGGCTTCGTTCGCATGGCTCAAATGATGAGCGAGGACAAGGTCGGACGCTCGATGAGTGGCTCAGAGTTCATGACCGGCCAAGCTCGCGCCAAGGACATCATGACCAACTCCGACAACTCTTGGCACAAGCGTTACATGGAGGGCGACCGCGAGGCCGCGACTCTGGTGACCGGCCTGCTCAAGCAGGGATGACAATTTCGCGGGGTGGAGAAAAGGTATCTTGCAAGGCCCATACCCTTGAGTTCCGGGTTCGACTCCCGGCCCCGCAACATTTCTGAAAATATGTTTTGACTGATACTCAATCGGGCTGAAACGTAAATCCGTCAGAGCAGACACCTCCTTGTTGAGCCTGCTCCCTAATTACCCGCCGCCGCTGACCCCATACGGGACACTCGGAAGCGAAGGGAGCAG